TCAGATGGTTGCTGAGTTAACCAATATGGGTTTTGAAAACATTATTACATTTTATGATTACGATCATATAGGAATGATATGGAACCGAAAGCGTATTTTGAATCATGACTATGGTACAGATGGAGATTATGTTCTAGTATTACAAGACGATTTATTGTTTGCAGAAAATTTCCAATACCATCTAGAGAATCTTGTTGACATCAAATATCCCGTAATCAGTTTATTCTGTCCTCCACGCAAATATTATGAAGCGGAGGCTGAAATCGGCACAAGGCTATATCGTGAAAAGAATTTTCTATGGGACCAAGCCATGTTATTCCGTAAGGATTACAGACAAGGCTTGTTTAACTATGAATTTTCAGAAAGCGAATTAAAGGAAATTGCTGGTAAGCACATTGATGTTATGATAAGCATCTACTCAAAGAACACAAAGCAATATGTAGTAATTACAATACCCGCTATTGTACAACACGATTTGGAAATCAAAAGTTCAATAGGAACGGGAGCCAAAATCGGCAAGAACAAAAGAGAAAGCAGGTTATTTTATTCAGTACCACCAGATTATTTTAAACAATCATGAATAAGGCAGAATGTAAATCAATCCTCGACTATAAGCAGTTTCCAACTTATGATATCCTTTGGTGCGACCCACCATGGGAAGAACGCATGACCAAATGGTTTAGAACTAAATTAACAAAAGATGCAGGGATTCAAACCGATTTTACTTTTGAGCAGATTATCGATAAACTTGGGGCGTTAGCAAGTCCAGATAAGCCACTCTACATAGAATACGATATAAAGTATTACATGAATGTCATTCCTAGATTAGTAAAGCATGGACATAATCTAGTAAATGTATCAGAACATCCTTTGTATCAAAAAAGCCGATGCGTTGTACTTGCGTTTAATACTGACAAATTTCCTACCAATGAAACCGATGGAGTTACGGCAATAATAGAAACGCTAAATCAATACGGAACCAAGCAACTTGTATTTGATCCGTTTGCAGGATTAGGAGTTACTGCAAAAGCAGTTATAAACGCAGGGCACTATTATCATGGCTCGGAAATCAATCCATCCAGATACAAAAAGTTGCAGGGAGTAATCGAACAAAACGGACATAATAAAAAAGGACATGACAAACAATAAACAACAGACGGCAGTAAAACTATACACAGAAGTACAATTGCTAAATACTGTTGATGCAATTAGGGATTACCTTAAAAATTACCCCGAAAAATTCCACGAATCAATGATTAAGAAACATCTTATGAATTTGGCACCCGTTACTAAAAAAAGAACTCTCATCATCTACAACACCAAAGAAACAACGGAGGATGAAGCAAGGCATTTGTTAGAGATTTTAAATTGTGATGATTCAACATTATGGGATAACGCAGACCATTGCGGAGTACAAGTAATTGAAGTTCCATTAACCTACGGAGATGAAAAAACACACGCAGGTTTATCTTAATCATTTCGGTTACGATACTAGCGATTTTATCCCTTGTGAATGTTGCGGAACAAAGGCAGTAGATATCCATCATATTGAATCGCGTGGAATGGGGGGTACTAAAAATGCGGATATCATTGACAATCTACAAGCGTTATGCAGGGAATGTCACATAAAATTTGGTGATAAAAAGGAATACAAAAACTGGCTTAAATCTATACACGAACAAAGATTGAGTAACATAAAAAAATAAAGCGATGGACAAAATAACTACTAAAGAGCGTTTACTTATTTTATTGGAACTATGCGTTGCATTTCCTTTATTGATTCTAGTCGCCTTAACATATCATCGTAAGCCATGAAAATTTACTCAAAGCAGAATGTACTGGAGGCTGGGTTAGATAGGATGCGATACCTATTTGATGAGTTTGAACATATCTATGTAAACATAAGTGGAGGCAAGGATTCAACAATAGTTTATCAGTTGGCTTTACAAGTAGCCAAAGAGAAAAATAGATTACCGCTCAATGTTATGTTTTTAGACCAAGAAGCGGAATGGGATGCAACGATAGATTATGTAAGGGAAATTATGAGTAACCCCGAGGTAAAGCCATTTTGGTTTCAAATTCCAGTACGCATTGAAAATGCCACTAGTCAATATGAATCTCATGTAAATCTGTGGGGAGAAGGGGAGGAGTGGCTACGCGAGAAAGACCCAATGGCTATTCATTCTGTGCCTTTTAAGACAGATGTATTTTATGATTTTTTCCCTGCGATTTTAAAACATTATCATAAAGGAGAAAAGGCGTGTCACATCGCTGGAGTAAGAGGGGAGGAATCACCAACACGATTGTTAGGGTTAACGAATGCCTCTACTTACAAATGGATTACTTGGGGTAAGAGTTTAAACGGAGCAGAGCATCACTATAATTTTTACCCTATCTATGATTGGAGTTACAAGGATGTCTGGAAATACATTCTGGATAATCAGTTAAAATACAATGTAGTTTACGACTATCAATATCAGCATGGCATTTCTGTAAACAAGATGCGTATCTCTAACTTGCATCATGAAACGGCAATCCATCAGTTGTTCTATATGGCTGAGGTAGAACCAGAAAATTACAATAGATTATGTATCAGAATACATGGCATCGATTCAGCAGTCAAAAGTGGCAGTACTGGATTCTTTGTTTACGAGTTACCCTTTATGTTTGCTGACTGGAAGGAGTATAGAGATTTTCTATTAGAGAACCTTATTCAAGACGAGGCAGAGCAGATGAAGTTCCGCAAAGCGTTTGAGCAACAGGAGGCAATTTATGAGCCTTATTTAGCAACTAAAATGTTTAAGGTTCATGTACAAACTATCCTAGCAAATGATACATGGCATACTAAGTTAAAAAATTTTGACCGAGGCAAGGATTGTTACGAAATACGCAAACGATTAAAACTAGAAGATGAAAACAATACACGAGTTAATTAAAGCCGAGTACGAAAAATCCTGCTACAAGGAATCATTCGTCTACGAACTAAGGGAGTGGATTCACAAAGAACTGAGTCCATTAAATCAGCAACCTATTGACTTTGTTAGATGGGTGCCTATTGGAGAAGTACAAGCCAATGATTACAATCCTAATAGCGTAGCACAAAATGAAATGAGGTTACTTTACACATCAATCCTGCATGATGGCTATACGCAACCCATCGTTACTATTTGGGATGAAGTAATCGAAAAATATGTCATAGTAGATGGGTTTCACCGATATTTTACCTGCAAGACAAATAAGGATATTCTAGAGCGTAATCATGGAATGTTACCAATCGTTGTAATCAATAAGGATATCAATGATCGTATGGCATCCACAGTCCGACACAATAGAGCCAGAGGGAAACACTCAGTTAATGGCATGAGCAACATGGTTTTCCAGATGCTCGATAACGGATGGTTAGATGCGGATATCTGCAACGAGTTAGGAATGGAACCAGATGAATTATTGCGTTTAAAACACATTACGGGATTCTCAAAACTCTTTATGAATGTTGAGTATCAAAAGGCATGGGAAACCCATAAACAAATCAAGATAAGACAAGATTATGAAAAACAAAAAAAATAAGGTCGAGGAGATAGCACTCGCTAGAATTAAACCCTACTGGAGAAATCCACGCAATAACTCCAAATCGATTGATGTTGTACGGCAAAGCATCGAGAAATATGGGTTTAATGTTCCATTGGTAGTCGATAAAAATTATGTATTGATTACGGGTCACTCCAGATATAAAGCGTTAATCCAACTTAAATACGAAACTGCTCTTTGTATCATTAGCGACATGGACGAGCAAATGGCAAAAGAGTACCGCATAGCCGATAACAAGACATCGGAGTTTGCAACATGGGAAATGGATATGCTAGAACAAGAGTTGCGTGAAATCAAAGAGCGTGAGAATTTACAAGCGTTTTTTCCAGAGATTGACCTAGAGTCATTTTTGGAAAATAGCGTAGGACAGAACATCGTTCCAATCGATTCAGTTCAAATCCATAAAAAAGACGAGGCTTTGTCTAGGCAATTCGATGATGATGGAACCGATAAGATTGTAGAGATTCCATGTCCTCATTGTGGAGAACCTATTTTTCTGGATAAGTACGAATTAAAGGATAAACTTCTGTAAGATGGAACGGGAAACAACTAAGAAAAAAAAGGAAATGATGTTAACTGCACTAGAGCAGGGAATGGGCATTGTTTCTAGTGCCTCAAAGAAAGCCAATGTCAGCCGTTCACAACACTATTTCTGGATGCAGGAAGATGCAGATTACAAGAAGGCAGTCGAGGACATAACGGAAATGAGCATTGACTTAGCGGAGGCTAGTTTACTTAGTCAAATCCAGAATAAGAATACAAGTGCTACAATTTTCTATTTAAAAACCAAAGGCAAAAATCGAGGCTATGTAGAGCGGACGGAAATTGTTGCTAGTGGGCTTGAACCTATTCGTATCGAGATAATCGAGAATGGAGGTAAAAACTAATATCATATTTAAGCACCTTGAGAACTCCTCTAAGCGTATAGTAGTAGAGCAGGGAGGTACACGCTCGGGTAAGACCTATAATATCCTTATATGGCTCTTGTTTGGCTATATCGGTAGGCATACGGGAAAGACCATTACAATATGCCGTAAGACATTTCCTGCGTTACGGGCAAGTGCCATGAGGGATTTTATTAACATAGCCACAGAGTTTGGCATGTACGATGAGCATAGCCACAATAAAACCAATGCGGAATTGATGATTCATGGCAACCTAATTGAGTTTATTGGAATGGACCAGCCACAAAAGATACGAGGGCGTAAACGGGATTTGCTTTATTGTAACGAGGCGAATGAGTTAAACTTGGAGGATTGGAGACAATTAATCCTGCGTACTACTGATAGGATTATAGTCGATTACAATCCATCAGATGAGTTCCATTGGCTTTACGAGAATGTGTTACCTCGAAATGATTGCGATTTTTTTGTTACTACCTACAAGGATAATCCGTTTTTGGAACAATCAGTTGTGGAGGAGATTGAACG